GGAGTAAAAACTATGACTATCAAACAACAAGGTGGCATTTTCGGGCGCAATCCTACATTTAATAATGTAGACGTTGATGGCAATTTAAATGTCGTTGATGACGTAGTTATTTCTCACGGCTCACTTACTGTTAAAGACGATGTTCCTGTAATGAACTTTATTGATTTGCAGGATGAAGCACAAGTTTCTACAATTTCATGTTCAGCAGGTAACTTAGATTTACGGGCTGATGTAAATAATGACAAGGCAAATACTAGAATACGTTTTGAGATTGACGGGTCTGAAGTTGGACAATGGAACTCAAGTGGTAATTTAGTTATAGCCAATTCTGGCTCTGGCATCGACTTCTCTGCCACCTCTGGCACTGGCACAAGTGAACTGTTCGATGACTATGAAGAGGGTACTTATGAACCATCAATTACTGGTAGCACAAGTGGAAGTGCTACTCTTGATACTTCTTTCAATACAGCTTCTTATGTAAAAATAGGAACCATTGTTCATGTAAATGGACAGTTAAGAACTACAGCCACAACTGTTTCTGGTACTTATCAAATTAGTTTGCCATTTACGGCAGTAAGTGGAGCTGATGATTATGGAACATCTACAGGGTCTATGGTTGCACAAGGTATAACGTATGATGCAGACACCTTAATGGCAGCACCTAATGTTTCTGAAGGAGAAGCACATTTTACTCTTTTTCAAACAAGAAAGACATCTGGGTGGTTAAATTTGTCAGGTGCAGATGTTGCGGCTGGAATGAGGCTTAGATTTCAACTTACTTACAGAACAGCCTAGGAGCTAAAATATGGCACTTACAAAAGTAAAAGCAAATATGTTCCAAGGTAATGTCATTGACATTAAGGAACGTGGTGGTGGCGGCGGCGGCTCAGATGATAGCACAATTATTCAAGCTGCTATTGATGAGCTATATGCGGCTGGAGGGGGAACTGTTTATTTTCCAACTGGAACATACAATCTGCAAAATCAGTTAATTCCGAAAAGTAATGTTCATTACAAAGGGGAGGGTAAAAACTCATCTTTAAAAGTTAATGCTACTTCTGGAATAACATATATTTTTAATTCTGCTGCTTTTGGTGCTGTTGATAATATTGTTTGGGATGGTGTTGGTTTTGATGGGTCTTTAAATTACCCTGCTGATAGCACTGTTTATGCGCCAGATATTGTTGGGAAAAATAGAGCTATAAGATTAGCAGGTTATACTATTACAAATGTAACTGTTAGAAATTGTTTTTTTAATAGTTTAAACAATGGTTCTTTTGAGGTTAATGACGAAACTGGCAGTACAAATATTTCTGTCATTAACAACCATTTTTATAAAGGAGCTTATTTAGGTAAAGTAATTAGATTTAGAACGCCTAGTGGTTCCGCACCTGCTGATCCAGACGATCGTCCTAGTAATATTATTGTTACTGGAAATAGAATAGAGATATGTGGGCCTCAATATCATTACGATCCAAGTAAAAGTGATTGGACAGCATCTTGTGATGGCATAGACTTTAATGATGTTCGAGATGTAACTTGTTCAGATAATGTACTTACAGATATTGGTAGCACTGGTATTCGTGTTGAAAATACACTAAGGGCATCTATTTCTAATAATAAATTAATTGATATTGGTTCAAACGGTATTTCATTTTATCAAAACTGTTTTACTTGTACTTGTATTGGCAACACAGTTTTTGGTTATCACAGAACTCCACTAGCATTTGCTATGAGAAATTATGGTGGAACTTTTGTAGTTGCTCGTGAGTTCCCTGATGCCTCTGGTGCTCCTCTGCCAGCCGATCCAACAGCTTCAAGCTGGTTTGATACTTGGCCTTACAGTGTAGAAAATATTGATACATCTAAAGTTATTGCTTATAGCAATACAGATTATTACACAGGCTCAAATCTTGATGGCATACTTCCTTATCGTGGAGGAATGGGTATTGCTGTTGTTGCTGCATCAACAAGAGTGAGTGTAATTGGTAATAATGTTATTGCTAATACATCAACAGATGCAAGTGGTGATGACAATTACGCACATGAGTGGGGTTACAGTGTAGTACACCCATCTAATTCAGCAGCATCCGTTGCTGGTTCTGGTGATAATTGTATCTTCATTGGCAATGCTTCAGTCGATCAAAGTGCTTATCGTTTTTATCATCCAGAAAATGGTGATCCAATCAATGGCAATGGCGCACTTGGAATGGGTCATTACATCGGAAACGTAGATGATAGTTCAAGCATCTTTGTCGGAAGCACTGGCTCAACTGGTGGCAACCTACGAATCGGTTCTGATGGCAATCAATTTATGAGAGCTGGTATAAATGTATCACAGTATCTTAGAATTAAAGATGGAATAACGGCTCCTAGTGCAAGCACTGGGTCAGCAAATATTTATGTAGATACTGCGGATGGCGATTTAAAAGTTGTCTTTGCAGATGGAACCGTAAAGACAATCGTAACCGACACTTAATGCGCCTAGTGCGTGGACAGTCCAGCCAAGGAGGTAAACATGGCCCTGACTAAAACAATACTTAACGACAAGATCGAAGTAATCAACAATGGTGACTGGTCATCAGTGCAAGTTCGCACTGCTACTATCATCAGTGAAGATGGCACAGAGTTAAGCAAGTCATTCCACCGTCATGTGGTAATGCCTGATGCTGATCTTTCAGCAGAAGATGCTGATGTTGCAGACATTGCTGCTGCTGTATTCACTACAGCTGTCAAAGCTGCTTATGCTGCACACTTGGCAGAGGGAGAGTAATCATGGTTGCTGTAACAGAAACAATTAGCTCTAACGCAAGCACAGCATCTCTGCAGGTAGTTGGTCACTTCAATCTTTCTATCTCTGGTACATGGGATGCTACAGTTACAGTACAACGTAGCTGGGACAACAGCACATGGTTTGATGCTGATACCTTTACATCTAACTACGAGGGTGTAGGGTTTGATGCAGAGGAAGTCTATTACCGGGCAACTGTCTCAGGGTATTCCTCAGGGGATGTTGTCATCCGTCTATCGGATAATCGGGACTTCACATCTAAGACTGTCTTCGTAGCTTAGAGGGTGTCATGGAAGATAATTGGCACCTCAGTAAGTCAGTACCTGTAACTCTGGTACTGGCTATCGTTGCACAGACAATAGCTCTTGTCTGGTATATCTCCAGTTTAGACAGTGCCGTAAAGGCCAATGCAAGAGACATCATTCGTAATGAAACTCGTCTAGGTTCTCTTGAGAATATCGTTCAGGCCCAAGCTGTAACTCTTGGTCGTATGGATGAGAACATTAAAGCTATTAGAGAATCAGTAGAAAAGATGGCTAATCAATGAGAAACATCAACGAAATCTTTGTACATTGCAGTGCAACTAAACCTCACTGGATGGAGAAGTCTAACTGCATTGATAAGGTTGAAGAGATCCGTAGGTGGCACGTAGAGGAAAGAGGATGGGCAGATATAGGTTATCATTTCGTTCTTGATCGTAATGGTGTTGTCTGCCCCGGAAGGCCAGTAGAAAGAGCAGGTGCTCATGCTAAAGGCCACAACAAAAACTCTATCGGTATTTGTATTGTAGGTGGATTTGGTTCTGATGCTAACGATAAGTTCGAAGAGCACTATACAGAAAAACAAAGAAAAGCTCTAAATACTTTACTAGATAGCTTGACAGCAGAATACTCAGGTGCTATAATACGTGGACATAACGAGGTGTCCTCAAAAGCCTGTCCCGGTTTTAACGTAAAGGATTACCTCAATGACAGATCAAGCCTTACCGAAGAAGCAAAAGACCTTGAAGAGGGAAGTGGCAGCCCTATTGTTGGCAGTTCTTCTATTGCTGATTTGCTTATGGGTCTTCTTCGGAAACTCCTTAGCAGGTGAAGCAGTAAAGGTACTTAACCTGCCAATCTTTACCTTTGCTGGTGCAGCCTTTGGTTTAGACTCAGTAGTTAAACAATGGAACATCAGTAATAAATGAGTGTAACTTTAGATCAGATTAGACAAGCTGCTGAGAATGATCTAGCCACATTTATTAAGCTTGTCTCACCAGAGCAAGTGTTAGGCCAATGTCACGAGGATGTGTGTAACTGGTGGACTAGAGGGGGTTCTAAGTCTCACCAATTGTTACTCTTCCCTCGTGACCACGGCAAGTCTAGGTTGGTAGCTTACAGGGTTGCATGGGAACTAACCAAAGATCCTACGTTACGGATACTGTACATCTCAGCCACTGCAAACCTTGCAGAGAAGCAACTAGGGTTTATCAAGGGTATCCTAACCTCAGAGACTTATAGTCGTTACTGGCCTGAGCATGTTAATAAGGACGAAGGTAAACGAGTACGGTGGACAACATCAGAGATTATGTTAGACCACCCTCTTCGTAAGAGAGAGAATGTTCGTGACCCTTCTGTCTTTACTGGTGGTCTTACCACTTCTCTCACAGGAATGCACTGTGACATTGCAGTTTTAGATGATGTTGTTGTCTATGAGAATGCATACACAGGTGAGGGACGTAATAAAGTTAAGAGCCAGTATTCTTTGTTGTCCTCTATCGAAGGGGCTAATGCAAAGGAGTGGATCGTAGGTACTCGTTACCACCCTGCAGACTTATACAACGATCTGATGCAGATGACTGAAGATCAGTATGACGAAGACGGTAACAAGGTATCTGAGGAACAGATCTACGAGGTTATGGAGAGAGCAGTAGAAGACCGAGGAGATGGTGTCGGTGAGTTTCTATGGCCTCAACAACAACGTAAAGACGGTAAATACTTTGGCTTTAATCGTCAGATCCTAGCTAAGAAACGTGGGCAGTACCTAGACAAGTCTCAGTTCAGAGCACAGTATTACAACGATCCGACTGATCCAGATAACGTACCGATTGAGAGTAACAGGTTTCAGTATTACGAACGTAAGCATCTGAAGCAAGAGAATGGGTTCTGGTTCTACAAAGATGCTAAGTTAAATGTATTTGCTGCAGTTGACTTCGCATTTAGTTTATCAAAGAAAGCTGACTACACAGCTATTGTAATTGTAGGCGTTGACTCAGACAATAACATCTATGTCCTAGACATTGATCGTTTCCGTACAGATCGTATCACAGAATACTTCGAACACATTCTGCAGTTATCAACCAAGTGGTCTTTCCGTAAGATGCGAGCAGAGGTTACAGTAGCACAACAGGCAATCGTTAAGCAACTCAAAGAACTTGTCAAGCAACATGGGTTAGCTATTAGTATTGACGAGTACAGACCCAACAAACATCAGGGTAATAAAGAAGAACGTATAGCTGCTACACTTGAACCTCGTTACGATAACATGCAGATCTGGCACTACCGTGGTGGTAACATACAGACACTAGAAGAAGAACTACAGTCAAGGAACCCACCCCACGACGATATTAAGGATGCTCTTGCTTCTGCTATTGACATTGCTGTCAAGCCTTTCAAGAGTATTCGTAGAGATAAAAGTAATAATATCGTTTGGGCTAATAATAGATTTAGAGGAGCCTCTTAATGGCAGGTGAAACAATAGAACTAGAGTACTTGCTAGGTCCAGATTCTATGGCTGTAGAGGTGGCTAATCGGTGGCGTGAGTGGTCTAACCTTCGTGAGCAGAAGGTAGAAGAGTGGAAAGAGTTACGGAACTATCTGTATGCTACAGACACTAAGACAACAAAGAATGCTATGTTGCCTTGGTCTAACAGCACCACTACTCCTAAGCTTACACAGATCATGGACAATCTCCATGCTAACTACTTTGCTACTTTGTTCCCACAGTCTAAGTGGATGCGGTTTGAAGCAGAGACTAAAGATGCTAACACCAAAGCCAAACGATCTGTTATCCAAGCATATATGGACAACAAGGTTCGTCAGTCTGACTTTGTAAACATCTCTAGTGATTTGTTATATGATTACATTCAGTACGGCAATTGCTTTGCTACTGTGGTGTGGGAAGATAACTATCAGGTGAAAGCAGAAGGTGATCTAGTTGTAAACTATGTTGGTCCTAAGATGGTTCGTATCTCACCCTACGACATCTGCTTTAATCCTACTGCCCCTAGCTTTGGCAAGTCACCTAAGATCATTAAGTCTATTCAGACACTAGGAGAGATCCGGGGAATGATCGACAGTGACCCTTCCAAGAAATACATGGAAGGTGTCTTCGACAAGATGATGGGTGCTAGGGCTGCTGTAACTGGTTCTGACTCAATGTTTGATAAAGCTGATGGATACATTGCTGATGGCTTTAGATCCATACAACAGTATTACGAATCAGACTATGTAGAGATCCTGACATTCTACGGAGATTACTTCGACACTGAGAATGGTGTGTTGTATAAGAACCGTATCATTACTGTTGCTGATCGTGCTTACGTCTTAGCTAACGAAGAGAACCCTAGCTGGTTAGGCAGTGCTCCTATCTTCCACGCAGGGTGGAGGCCACGTCCAGATAACCTATATGCAATGGGTCCACTAGATAACTTGGTTGGTATGCAGTACCGCATTGACCATCTATGCAATGGGTCCACTAGATAACTTGGTTGGTATGCAGTATCGTATTGACCACCTAGAGAACCTGAAGTCAGACGTATTCGATCAGATTGCTTACCCGATCCTCAAGATCCGTGGTGACGTAGAGGACTTCGACTTCGAACCCGGCTCTCGTATATACATGGGAGAAGAGGGTGACGTAGGTTACATGGCACCTGATGCAACTGCATTGCAAGCAGACCTGCAAATTAGAGTGCTGGAAGACAAGATGGAAGAAATGGCAGGGGCACCCCGTCAAGCTATGGGTATCCGTACACCGGGCGAGAAGACAGCCTTTGAGGTACAATCCCTGCAGAACTCTGCCTCTCGTATCTTCGAACATAAGACTGCCCACTTTGAACGTGTATTCCTTGAGCCAATCCTCAATGCCATGCTTGAAGTGTCTCGTCGTTATATGAATATGTCAGATACAATTCGTGTACTGGATGATGCCACAGGTGCTGTGTTGTTCCAGACTATCACGAAGGATGACATTACAGCTAAAGGTAAGATTGTTCCTGTCGGTGCTCGTCACTTTGCTGAACGTGCTCGTCGTATTCAGAACCTTACTCAACTCTATCAGATCAAGTTGTCTGATCCTACCGTGTCTGCTCACTTGTCGGGTAAAGAGTTTGCTCGTATCTTGTCTGAAGAACTCGGTGAACCAGAGTTGTTCTCAGAGAATATTTCTGTATCTGAACAGCTAGAAACACAACAGCAGATGCAAGAGGCAGAAGCTATTAACCAAGAGCAACTAATGATTGCACAAGAGATGGGGATCTAAAATGCCATACATGAAGGGTAAAGTTAAACCGTACAAGAACACAACAAAAAAGCCAGCAGAGAAAAAGAAACCTA